GTGATGCCCGAAGCTACGCTATTCTAACGTTAGAATGCTTCTTACGGAGTAAAGAATACTCACGTCGATTCAAATCCGTCAAGCATTAATTTTTCGGAAGCAAGTAAATGCGTCGGAAACTTTCACTCCGGAGCAAATCAGGCCGCTAACCTGGTCACGAGCCATCGCGTTTAATGTTCCACATAGGTCGCGTGGAACACTCGTTGCTTGGCATTGGTACGCTAGGATTTGTTCCACGGCAATGTTCCACGGATGTTGGCAATGTAATGACAAAGTAAAGCTAGCTTACGCGTGAGGTTGCCAATAGAAATGTTCCACGTGGAACAAAGTGACAAGCAATCGTTCGATTCAAACAAGTGTTTAAATGCCGGCACGTTTCAAACGATCGTTTAAATCACGCATGGCGCAAGTAGTATGCAAATGCAAGCAACAAGCAAACGCCTGGACTATGCAAGCGCATACAATGTGCAATAGGGGGGGGCGGGGTCGACATCGGCTTGGTGTAGAAATTCCTGTACCATCTATCAGCCTTTTAAAAAATGTTGCAATGGGGCTATCGTCATCAACTAGCCAAACAAAAAATGCTATAAGGGCGAATGTACTTGACGGGTTGTGAGTTTGCGGGTAGGAGGGTGAATGACTGAGAGTGTGCTTGATCCATGGTTGATGCTTGGGGACACGTTGGAGCGCATGAGAGAAATCCCAGACGGATCGGTGGACATGATCCTGTGTGACCTGCCATATGGCACTACGGCATGCAAGTGGGACACGGTTATTCCGTTTGAGCCACTGTGGAAACAGTATAAACGGCTCATCAAACCGCGCGGGGCGATTGTGTTGTTTTGTACACAGCCCTTTTCTTCAGTGTTGGCTTGCTCCAATTTAGAAATGTTCAAATATATGTGGACTTGGGAAAAAGGTAAAGTTGGCGGGTTCACATCTGCAAAACTGAAGCCGCTTAAGTTGTTTGAGGATATTGCAGTATTCTCATTAGGTAAGACTGCAAATTGCAATTTGAATAACATGAACTACTATCCGCAAGAATTATTTGCGGTAAATAAAATAACTAAGTCCAGCAATGATAAGTCTGCGACAGGTTACGCTAGGCCGTCAACCGAAGGTTCGTATTTGCAAGAATTTTCAAATTACCCGAAGCAGCTTATAAAATTCAATCTCGATTCTGATAGAGTCCACCCCACCCAGAAGCCCGTAGCCCTATGCGAGTACCTCATCAAAACCTACACCAACGAAGGTGAGACTGTGCTGGATAATACTATGGGGAGCGGCACGACGGGTGTAGCGTGCATGAACACGGGGCGTAAGTTTATCGGAATTGAGCGTGATGAGAAATACATGAAGATTGCGGAGAGTCGTATAGCCACGGCTACCAATGAATGTACTTGACAGGTTGGCGTAATTGTGCGTAGGTTTGTGCATGGCAAGAGGAGATTCATATCAATTGCAGGGTCAGCAAGGCGGGGTGTACCTAAGTGCTGGGGAAATATCAACAAAAAAGTTTCGTGTTATCCATGCTTTAACGGATACGGTTATTGATGGTTTTAACGGGACTAACATTGTAAGCACTTCCACTGGTTTACCAATAAATGGCTTAACATTAAAAGCCAATGCAGTTGTTGGTGGTCAGTTTGACGGTGTTAGCCTTGCTTCTGGCAGTGTTATTTGTTACTACGCTTAATGTGCGGTATGCCGTACAGGACGTATGGCTAATGTTGGTTCTATAGCTATTTAAGAATGAGTCAATACAGGTCAACGGGTGGGTTAGATGACGCGATTGCCAGTGATGGTGACAAGGCGTTTAATAGTGTTAACCTGCGTGACCAGTTGAACCAGTTGCTGCTTACCGAGGTAAGGGAGAGCGTTAACGGGCGCATGGAGGGGTACTGGAAGCCGAGGAAGAGCGTCGAGAGCAGGACGGGTGCGTTGGTGTCTGGTGGTAACCCGTTGCAATTACCGTTCCTGCTGGTTGGCACGAGTGTAGTAATTACTAATGCTACTGTGACTAGTGGGGTTGTTACGTTAACAACAGCTTCTAATCACGGATTGACTGCTGGAGCAACATTAAACATCCAAGGGATTATTTACACTGCTGGGAGCGATCCAAACGGAGTGTTTACGGCAACTACTGCCGCTACAAACAGTATTACCTACCCACTTGCTGGTGGGGTTACATCATACACCTTCTCAGCAGCATCTCAGGTTATTACATCTACCTCAAGAGCAATTACTGCTGTAACAGTTCCCACTACGGGGACTATTAGGATCACCGTTACTGGTCATGGGTATAGTGCTGGAACTACTGGCATGGCTACAATTTCTGGGCTAGATGCCGCAGTTAATGGAAACTTCCAACTGACTTATTTTGATGCAAACAGGTTGGATTACACAGTTGCTGGCATTACAAGCGTAACTGATGTTAATGGTACGCTTTCACAGACTCTAGTCAACGACGCTGCTGCTGGAAACGTCCGTGCGTCCTGCTTGTTTAGCAACCCTAACGAGCAATCTAAGGAGTACGTTATTGTAGCACTGGATACCGTTGCTAAGAAGATCGACCTTGATACCTATGCAGTAACTACGATTACCTACCCACCAGCCCAAACGGTAGATGCGTTTACAGACATGATCCAAGTGTTTGACAAGGTCATGTTGTTCCGTGATGGCAAACAAGCACTTGAGTGGTATCCAAATGGCCGCCCTATTGTCTCAGCATCATCCAATGCAACGGCTACTCCAAATACGGTTGTAACCATGAACGTCCGTGAACACGGACTATTAGTTGGTTCTCCACTTATTATTGCTGGGCTTACTGGAGGAACACCTCCAAACGGAACATATGTTGTTGCCACAGTAACTAGTCAAGATACATTTACATTCATTGCATCAGACATATCTATAAACACGACATTCGTTACCACTGTTGCAACTGTTTCAGATGGGTTTACGCTATCCCCAGGTGGTGCTTACACTCAACCTCAAGTATTTGATTCACATGGAGGCAGGGTATCAGTGGATGGTGGGCTTGTCACAATTACGGTAGACGGGAATACTACACTAAATGCGGGTAATTCCATTATTGTTTACGAGAACACTATTCCAGAATTATCCTCACTAGTAGGTAAAGAATTTCAGGTAGCTAGTGCTACAACCACTCAGATTCAATTTTATGCGCCTGTCCCCAACATTATCCTTAGAGATATTACTGAGGCTACACACACAACCAATATAGTCAAGTTATTCACTGATACAAACCACGGGATTCCTGTTGGAGATATAATCAATGTAAACGCTGTGATATACGCTTCTGGTACAAATCCAAACGGATTATTTACAACGATTCGTCAAGCAACGAATATTGGCTCGGCATCATTCTTAGGAACCACAGTAACCATCAATTGCACTGAGCATGGATTTTCGACAAATAATTTAATAACAATTGATGGAATTGAGTTTACTAGTGGAACAAATCCTAACGGGGTGTTCAGTATCACTAAAATCAACGCGCATAGTTTTTCTTACATTCTGGTTGGTGGAGTTGACTCATATATTACTACAAGCGCATTTGCAACAATAGATGATATCAATAAACGTCTGATTTACAACCTTGTTGGTGCAAGTGGATTATATACAGTAACGAGTTCGTATGTTACAACTGCAACAGGTGCATCCAATCAACAGATCGAAATTGGAGGAAGGTTCAGCGCAGGTGGTGGATTCATGCACCAGCCTGGTGCGCCGTGGGGGATTCACTTCCAACGTAGGCTCTGGGTTCCGTACTACTACGATCAGTCTGGTGCTTACAATAGTCCAACTTACGTTAGTCGCAAGATTGCAGACGAAATAGCCGTTTCTGACATTCTGGATACGACAACATTTGACCAGATTGAGAGCCAGTTCCGCATTAGTGGTGGCACAGCGGATTCTGTGGTTGCCATGCACGGGTTTTACAACGATTCGCTTGTTGTCCTAAACCGAAACAGCTTGCATTTAATTCAAGAGTCTAAAGGAGGCCTTCTTGATGTTACAGTAAAAGAGTTAACCTCTGAGATTGGATGTTTAGCCCGCAAGTCTGTTGTCATGCGAGGCAATGCAATGTATTTCCTGTCTGACAACGGTGTGTACGGTCTTGAATTCCTCAATGACTACAACCTGCGGGGCATGGATCAACCGCTTTCCAAGAATATCCAGCCGTACATCGACAGGATTAACCCAGACAAGGCAGATAAGGCCGTAGCGGTGTACTTCGACAACCGATATTTCCTTGCCGTACCGCTCGATAGCGTTGCTGGTGCTAACGATGCCATTGGTAACAACGCAGTATTGGTGTATAACTTCCTGAACAAGGGGTGGGAGTCTATTGATACCTACGGCAACAACCAGTTTATCATCACGGACTACATCACAGCTTCTGGCGGGGTGCGAAATAACCTATACACGGTCACAAGCAACGGTGGTTTACACCAGATGGAGTTTGCCGAGTCGATCCAAGACAGGTTAAGCGTTTCCAACCTTGATGGAACTATCGTAACGCCGCAGATTGCCGCATCGTTGACATCTAGGGGCTATAATTTCAACACTCTAGAGCGGAAACGCTTTACGGACACTCAAATCCAGATGCAGAACCTTGCTGGCGAGACTGGCGAGTATAGCATCTCGTTTGCCGCTGAAGACCCAGACTTTGCGGCTGCTATTGGCACTACTTCTACCTTCCTTGGTGGTATGCTCACGCCTAGTACCACTAACGAGGCTGAGACTGCGACTATCCGCTGCCGTATCGGTGGTGTGCGGGGCTTTACTGGAACTTTAATACTTAACAGGACTCAAGGTAGTCCAAAGATCCACTCAATCATGGTTGCGGGTTCCGTAACCAATAGACAAATCATTTCACAAAAATAATAATATGGGAGTACTAGACACTACATACACATTTACTGCCACAGACGTTGTTACAAGTGCGAAGCTCAATAACGTGATCGACCAGACTACGTTTACAAGCAGTGCTATTGCGACTGGTAACAACACACTTGCAGTTACAACGTCTGGGCAATTGAAAGTTAACTCAAGTGGTATTACTGCAAATGAGTTGGGTGATAATTCTATTATTACGGCAAAGATTGCAGATGCTAACGTCACAACCGCAAAAATTCTTGATGCTAATGTTACTACCGCGAAGATTCTAAATTCAAATGTCACGGCGGCAAAACTTAGTGGTTCTCAATCTGGATCAGCTCCAATTTTTGGTGCTAGGGCATATGGTTCGTTTGATGGAACTGCAACATCACCAATAACTCCAATTAATGCTGGTAACATCACATCAATTACAAGAATTGCAACTGGAGCATATAGAGTCATTATGACGACAGCAATGCAAAACAGTAGTTATTGCGTTGTTGCAAATGCGACTTACTATCAAGGTGTAGTTTTTACTACAAATTGTTCAGTAAGCATTATTAGTAGCACGGAATTTGAAATTTCAACAACATATGGTAGTAGTAGTAATAGTGGAGCATACAATTCAGCAAATGTTAATTTTGTAGTGTTTCAATAAAAAAGTGAACAAGCACCTAGCAGGTACAATAGAACTATATGAAAGAAACAAACTCGACTTACAAGAACTCATCACATGGCATCTTTGCCACGGTGTGGTTATTTGCGACAAGCATTCTTTCGCGTTGTGCTACTACTCTGACTCAAACAACCCCGAAGAAGCACGGGAACACCACGATTCCAACACGTTGTTTGTCACCATCTGCACGGGAAATATGCGGAACGCACTCGCAAAGTTCGTCCCCGATTTCGACTACATATCATTTCAACGAGACTTCAAACAATCTCCCCATGTCAGGGTTTACGACATTCTAAAATTCTACAAAAAACTCAAACAAGATCATGGGTAAAACTAAAAAAGTCAAAGCTCCCAAGGCTAATTACGGTGC